AACGCGCCGGGGCCGGGCGGCTTGCCTGGGGCCGATCGTGCTGGCGATCGGTTGGACCGCGATCGCTCCAGCCGACGCTGCCCCGGCGGCCGGCCCCGACATCGCTTTGGCTCATCCGCCCGGCACGGCCGATTTTCGCGGCGAGACGGCGTCGGCGGAGGCCCGTGTCGTCGCGAACTGGATAGTGGCGTCGCAAGACAATCAAGCGCTACCGTTCCTCGTTATCGACAAGGCGAATGCCCAAGTCTTCGTGTTCGATGCCAGCGGCACGATCCTCGGCGCGGCCGCCGCGTTGCTGGGGCTGGGTCGGGGCGACGATAGCGTACCGGATATCGGGCATCGCCGGCTCGCAACGATCACTCCAGCCGAGCGCACGACGCCCGCCGGCCGATTCAAGGCGGCGCTCGGGAATGATTTCGAGCAGGACATCCTTTGGATCGACTATGACAAGGCGCTCTCGCTGCACCGCGTGATCGTCGGCAACCGCAAGGATCGTCGCGCCGAGCGGCTGGCCTCGCCGTCACCGCTCGACAACCGCATCTCCTATGGCTGCGTGAACGTGCCCGTCCGTTTTTACGATGACATCGTCGCGCCGGCCTTCACCGGCACCGTCGGCATCGTCTACATTCTCCCGGAGAGCAAACCGCTCCGGGCGGTGTTCGCCATTCCCGAACAGCCCGCCGACAGCGGCGGGGCGCACTAACTAATGTTCTGCACCGCTGCCTAACACTCGGGTTCGCGGCGCCACGGCCGCTCGCGATACCATTTCGTCAGCACGTACTTCACGCCGCGTTCCACCGGCATCCCCTGGTGCAGCGACGCCGCGTTGCGCGCGCCGAGCGCGTCCATGTTGTTCCAGACCAGCAGGTTGCCCGCCCGCGGCGTGATCATCAGGCCAGCGGTCGGGAAGTTGGTGCGCCCGCCCGCCTCGGGCGCGTTCAGGAACATCATCGCCGTCCAGGTCCGTTGGCCGCCCTGCACCACCTGCTCGCGCCAATAGAGCTGGTCGGTATGGAAGAAATCATGGTGGGGCTTGAACTCCTGGCCGACGCTGTAGCGCTGGCCTTGCAGGAGTTCGCCATGGACCGGATCGATCCCGAGCAGCGCGTCGAGCCTGGCCTCCACCGCCGCGACGACCGCGTCCGCCGGAGACAGGTAACAGGTTTCGCTCGTCCGGTACGCGGGCACCGGATCGTCCGAGACGACGGGCGACGGTATCCGGTTGGCGTCGATGATCGTGATCAGCTCGGCGCACTCCTCGGCGGTCAGGAAGTCGCGGACGACGCTCAGCTCCAGATCGCCCGCGGGCATCCGGACAGTATGGGGGTACTCGGCGATCTGGTCGCGCACGAGGGCCGCCGCATCGGCGCGCGCTGACGCTTCGATCCAGCCATCGCGCAGGCCGAGATCCCGGCCGGGAGCGCCACCATCGGGCGATCCATCGCCGGTCCGGACCGCTTGCTCGACGAGGTTCGACATCGGGCCTGCTCTCCACGCTGTCCGGGCACGGCGCCAGTGTACGCGGGGAGAAGACAAGAAGAGGTTAACGGTTGCCTACCCGATCATCTGCTGGCGCGCGCCAGCCCCGGCCGCCGCATCGCGCTCGCCTCGGCGATATCGACGCTCAATAACGCCAGCCGCCGGGCGGTCCCGGGATGGGTGGTGGCGGGCTGGTCCGGGCCGATGCTCGCCATCAGCCCGCTCAGAAAGGGTCCCGCGCCGCGCAGGTCGTAGCTGGCCGCTGTCGCCAGGCGGACACCCAGCCGGTCGGCTTCCTCCTCCGTCTCCCGCATCGCCGCCGATCGGGCGCCGGCGGGGGCTGCGCTGGTCTCGGCATCGGCGCGCGCCAGCCGCTCGGCGTGGTGTAGAAGATTGTGCGCGAGTTCGTGCGCGATCACGAGGGCAAGGTCGCCGTCCGTCACGCACTGCGCGACTATCCCCGTGCTGATCACCACTCGCTCTCCATCGGCCCAGGCATTCACATCGTGGCCGGGCACGAGTTCGACGTTCGAAGTGCAGCCGAGCTCCGGCACCAAGCGCACATCGCGAAGACCCCCGGCGCCGGAAACGCGGAGCGTCACTTCCCCCGTCTTCATCTCCTCGAGAATGATCCTCTGGGACCGCTCAACGGAGGCGCGGGTCGGCCGATCGCTCGGGTCGGTCACTGCGGGGCCCAGCGCCCGTCCGTTCACCGACACCAACTGGTCGTCGGCCGTCAGCCCCGCCTTGTCCGCCGGGCTGAGAGGAACGACCGCCATCACGCCTGCATGTCGACCGAGCGCGAAGCCGGCGGCGACCCTGTCCCGATCAGCGACTTCATATTGCTCGATGCCGTGAAGAGTAAAGCCGAGTTGGGGCGCAACCGCACCGCGACAAAGCGCTCTGTTCGCTAACGCCAGCCTATAGGAGACGCTTGCGACCCGCAGATCCTGAGCGCGAAGCTCCTGCAAGGGACCGAGGTGGGGAGCAGGCGCTGCTCGCAAGGGAGCGCCGCATCCAACCAGAAGCACAGCTAGCGCGATCGCCAAATGTTCGAGGCACATGAGGCTGAGAAGCCGACCGGCAACACGATAGGAAGACTTCATTGAAGACATTGAAAGCTAGTAGGTCATCAAGTCTGTGCTTATATGGAGTATGAATGGCGTGTCTCCGGACGGGACAGGAACTCGTTCCCAGTTGACTTGGCTTCTGGCAACGCCGCTTAGGCTTTGCGCTCACTCGTGCGGCGCCGTGCTTTCGGTCGGTGGAGGGGAGCTGCAGCCGAGCAGGACACTGTCTTCGGTCTTCTTGACCGTAGATCCAACGTCTGCTTCTCGCATCCTCCGCCAATAAGCCGACCGTCTGAAAACGGCCAGTCGCTGCCATTCCCGGAAAAAGAAATCAGAACCATGTTGCGAACGTAAGCCCAGTCGCACTCGCAAATGGCTGGCATCATCGCCGCACGGGCCAAGTACGACCCTCTGTACAACCCCCCGGCGCTTGGAAGGCAAACGGGCTTCGACAGGGTCTCGCGTGAGCAACGCGACCAGCGGCCGCACTACATTCCCGCACTCAAGCTCTCTTTCGGGGTTGCATCACGCGGCGTCCCGCAGCTGATCTGCAAACCCAAGCACCCTGCGCTGCACATCCCATTCAATCGGCAGGTCCGTCATTCGCGCCAGCTTGTGCCTGGTGAGCGTCCCCGGTTGCCGCCCCTCCAGTATCGCCGCCACGATGTCAGGCGCCAGGAAACTGATCCTCACCAGCACCCGATAATAGTCCACCTTCAGCCCCATCCCCGCCGCCGCCTCATCGACGCTAATCCCGGGGGTCGAGATAAGCGTCTGCCTTGCTGTCCACGCCTTTGCCACCAGCGCGACGAGCGCGGCGTCAAGACGTCCAGTGCTGGACCGGGGTGATGGGGGAAGCAGCAATCGAACCTCTCCTCCGGCACGCACCGTGCTGATGGGGATAGTCAGCGGCAGCTCCAGCGCTTCGCACCCTTCCTCGGAGGATCCGGTTCCATCGCTATGCTCGCTGAGGGCGGGTACTCGCGCCTCGACCTCCAGCCTGTCCCTGTGCAAGTCGACCCGGCGCAGGAGACTGGGCAGCAGGGAGCGGCGCTCTGCCTTGCTGCCGTGCAGAAGCCGAGAAAGGAGATCATCCAGCATGCTCCTGATCTGGCGGATGGGCACATCCTCGCTGCCGCACCGTTCGATCAGCCGATGGAGCAGGTCGGGATCGCCAAGGGCGGCAACCAGCTGATCGACGATGGCTTTCTCCACCTCCCCTGCGGGCACCCGCATCAGCGGCTCGTTGCTCAGTGCCGGCTCCGGCCGGGAGACGTAGTAGCGATAGCGCCGCGAGCCCTTGCAGGCATGGTTGGGGGTCATGTGGCGGCCGGCGCTGTCGAACAGCAGGCCCGTGAGCAGGCTCGGATCATTGATGTTGCGGCCGTGCTTGCGCGCAACGCGGTTGTCATCGAGCTGTCGCTTCGCCCGTTCGAAGAGGTCGCGATCGATTATCGGCGAATGCTCGCCCGGATAGTGCTGTCCCCGGTGGTGCACCTCGCCGATGTACGTCCGGTTCTGGATGAGATGGCACAAGGCGCCGTAGGTAAAGTTGCCGCCACCTGACTGGCGACCGCACCTTGAGGTGCGCAGCTTGCTGACCACACCTCGGGCGGAAAGCTCCTCCTGCAGCGCGACAACGGTGCCCAGCGCGAGGTAACGCTCGAACATGTGCCGGACCTGCCCGGCTTCCTCCTCGTTCACCACCAGCTTGCGGTCGTTGACCACGTATCCGAGCGGAACCACCCCGCCCATCCACATTCCTTTCTTCTTTGACGCTGCAATCTTGTCGCGAATGCGCTCGCCCGTGACCTCCCGCTCGAACTGCGCAAACGAGAGGAGCACGTTGAGGGTCAGCCGCCCCATGGACGTGGTGGTGTTGAACGCCTGCGTCACCGATACGAATGAGGCGTCCGCGGCGTCGAGGATCTCGACGATTTTGGCGAAGTCTGCGAGGCTGCGGGTCAGCCGGTCAACCTTGTAGACGACGATGACGTCGATACGGTTGGCCCTCACCTCCTCCAGCACTGCGCGAAGCCCGGGCCGCTCCAGGCTGCCGCCCGAGAACCCCCCATCGTCATAGAAGCCGGGGACCAGCACCCAGCCCTCGTGCCGCTGGCTCAGTACATAGGCGGCGCATGCCTCGCGCTGCGCATCGAGGCTGTTGAACTCCTGCTCAAGGCCATCCTCGGTCGACTTGCGCGTGTATATTGCGCAACGGATCGTCCGGGGCGCGGCCGGAGCTCGGCCGTAATCAGCTCTCGCCACCGACCACCTCCGCGGCAGGGCCGCCGACAAGCCCGAAGAAGCGAGGACCGGACCACTTCGTGCCGGTAATGACCTGCGCTATCTGACTGAGCGACGCGTAGCGACGGTCGTCGTACAGGGACCCGTCATCCATCACGGCGACATGGAAGGTTCGGCCCCGCCACTGCCTCACGAGCCTCGTGCCCGGTTTCGCGATGCGCTCAAGGCCGAGCGGCCTTCCGCGCTCCACCTGCCGCGCAAGGCGCTCCAGCTCCCGCACCGCCCCGCGCGACAGGCCGCCGTACGCCTGTTCCTGAAGCTTCCAGGCTATCCCCCGGCGCAGCAGGTCATGGCCGAGCCGCGGCGACGGCTCCTTCCAGATACGCTGCCATTCATCGCGAAGCTGGGCGGTGGAGAGGCTGCGCAGGGCCTCTATCTGTTGCGCGAGCTCGCTCATTTACTGCTGCCCCCGACTGTGTAGCGGCTGACCCCATCGATGCGCTCGCACCGAACGTCATGGCCGCGTTTCCGCAGGCCGGTGATCGCCGCGCGGGTCGTGTGCGGCAGCCAACCGGTGGCGGAGGTGAGTTGCTCGAGAGTGGCCCCTCCTTCCCTGCCGATCAGCTCCAGCAACAGCGCCTGCTTGGTCCTGCGCTCGGGTTGAGGTGGGGAGTCATTGACGCTTTCCGCGGCGGGCTCGCCCTGCGAATTCGGGGCTTGTTTCTTGCTGGGCATTTCGTGGAGCTCCAGTGAAGGAGCGCAGAATTGCGCTTCCACCGCGCACAGCCCCGCCAACACTGGCCAGGGCAGCGGCCGCTCTGCGCGGCCCGTGGTTCTCGAGGAACAGCAATGCTCGGGTTCAACGCGAAGTCGAGTGCTGAGCAGGCCTTTCGTAAGAATATTTGAGACCACGGCGCCGAGAATGTTTTGCAGCGCCCGGGCGTGTGCAATTTCGCCGCGCGGGAAGTGGTCGATCTAGGCCAAAAACCCATAAACCCCGAACGGCGGCGATTGGTGAAAGCTGTCATTGACGGGCGGACCGCAGAATGGCTGCGTCTGGCCGATTACCGACCGTCCGTTTTTGACGTGCGCCATTGCGTTTTCGGCCTTCTGTTCAACTTATTCGTACTTGAGCGGCACTGTGAGGATACGCCGGCGCCGCGGCTCGTTTCCTGTGCCCCATCTCCGAGGAATTATCCGATGCCTAATACGCCGAAGTCATCGACGCGCGCGAACGCGCCAGCCATCGTTGCCACCACCGGGAGCGGCGGCGAGACCCACCAGAAAGGCGGCGACACGCTGACCACCAATTTCGGCGTGGCGATCAGCGACAACCAGAACAGCCTCAAGGCTGGCGAACGCGGCCCGACGCTGCTCGAGGACTTTGTCCTCCGCGAAAAAATCTTCCACTTCGACCATGAACGCATTCCCGAGCGAATTGTCCATGCGCGCGGATCGTGCGCGCACGGCGTGTTTTAGGCGACCTCCGACATTAGCGACCTGAGCAAGGCGGCAGGGTGTTGTCAGACTATCCCGCACGTGCCCCCG